TCATCCCGTCCCCGCATCCAGCCGATCAAGTAACTGCTCTTTGCTCTGCGGCCCCTCGGCCTGCGCCTTGGCCATGTTGGCCTGAACACCAGCGACGATCTTGGCATCATTGGCTGCTGTCTGGCTCGTTTCAACGCTCTGAGCGTTGCGGCCATCTTTGGTTGCGTACCAGATCAGCCAGACAAGACAGAGGGTGACGACCAGCGCCACCCCTGCCACGACGTACGCGCCGGTGGTCATGCGCCGCCAGTGGATGCACTGGCGTTTACGGCCTTGGTCTTTGCAGCCTGCACGGTGGTATTCACGCCGGAAAGGATCTGTGTGAGGCCATCAACAACGCCAGAGACGTTGAACTCTGTGTTACGCTCAAGCAGGCTGAGGCCAACAGTAACAAGGGAGCCAATGTCTGTGATATTGGACTCCACACTTGCAGAAATTGTCTTGCCAGATACCGTCTTGAAGACGGTTTCGCCTGCGGTGATAAGTGCCTGTGTATTCATGACGGGTTCCAGTCAATTCTTGGGTGAGGTTCTCGCGGCGGCATCATCGGCATTGGCCGCGTGCTTGCCGTTCAAGCCCAGCTTGTTGATGGCCTCATAGAGCGGGAGCCATTTGCTACCGTCTTTGGGCCGGGGCCAGAAATACGCGGCCAGCGCACAAGAGCTGACCACGAATGAGCCAATCACGCTCGCCGCTGCGGCCCACTGAGACGGGAGCATGGGCAGAACGTAATTGAATACGGATGTAAGGACTGTCGTCGGGTCCACGCTATGCCTCCATAGCCTCGCGGAAATACGGGACGGCGGCTTCCGCTATGCCTGCCCCGGCCTCCGTGTTGTAGTTGCGCTTCCAGTAACCAGCCCAACCAGCCGCATCATTTGCTTCTGGCAGAGGTTCAGGGGAGCGAAAGAGATGCACCCGGCACATGGCCGCAGCGTAGATCGGGCGCGATGCCATCAGTGCGGCATCAGGCTTGACGCCATTCAGGATGCGATACAGTGGCGCGGAGAGTTCAGCACGATAGCGGATGAAGTTGCGCCAAAGGTCATCATGCGTGGCTGGCTCCATCTGCCAGAGGCCAAGGGCAGGACCACCACCAACCTGCTGAAGATAGCGATATCCGCTCTCTTTATTGCCGATACCAAGCACACCCTGCTGGGCAGAGAGCGTATTCAGTTTCGCCGGGAGTGCAGCCAGCGCTGGCTTGACCCAGAAGGCGCGCACATGTGGGAGATAGAGGCCGCTCATTGGCTGAGCCAGTGCAAGAGTGCGCCAGCAATGCCGCCACCAATACCGCTTCCGCCCGCAATGAAGGCAGCTTTGATGCTGCCCTGCTTCTGCACAGTGGCGAGTATCTGGTTCAGCGTTGTCTGCTGGGCCGTCTGGTGGGTTCGTATCTCCACAACATCAGCCTCCACTCTGCGCACGTCACCCGTTAGGGCGTTCATGCGTTCGGAAAACTCTGGCCGCGTGATGAAATCGGCATGTGACGAAACGGCTACATCACCCATGGACGTACCTGTGTCTGATTTTTGGGGATTGCCGCCTTAGCTGCCAGAAGCGCGAGAAAGCGAGTTACGGTAGTATGGTACCGCAACTCATGATGGAGCGCAACCTTCTCTTAAGAGGATGGTGTATTTTCAGATGTTGGTGTGTAGTCAATAATTTTCCCGGCTTGAACAGCTTTGCCCGCACAGGCCCGGAACGAGATATTATTCCAATCTTCAGCCGAAATAGCCACCATGCTGGATGCGGGCGGTACATTCGCAGTGGAAGAAAGTCCCCACGTATCGTACCATCCCAATATGGGGTGTGGCTCAGGAAAAGACGTATCGTAACTTGCGTAGAAACGCTCGGGGTATTCTGTTTTTACGTCCGCCATTATCTCGGCCCCTTTGCTACAATGGAGACTTGGCGCGGAACATGCCCGGACCCGATATAGACATTGCATCCCGCCGCCGTCCAACTCGCCTGACGGGCGCAGCACGGCCATGCATCTGTTGTTTCCCCGTTCCCGCTGTCAGAAACAATGATAGAAACAGGAACCCCAGAGAACGCCTCCGGGAAAGGAACATATTGCCCCTGGCTTGTAATCTGGACATTGAAGCTGACCTCCCTCTGATTGTAAGGGAGATTGGTCACGCGCACGTCTGATGTTGAAAAATCAGAATTGTAAGTAGACAGGTCAACTTTTGCGGAGAGGCCGTTGTTTAGCGCTGTATTGGTCGCATAGTCGCCAGCGTTCTGCTTGGTTGCGAGGCCGTTTGTAAGCGCTGTATTGGTCGCATAGTCTCCCGCCGCTTGGTAGTTACCAGCAGGCTGATAATTTCCGGCAGGCTGATAATCCCCTTTCGGCTGGAAGGTATTATTCGCCCATGTTCGGTCAGCAAACTGTGTGGAACCAGACCAGAACGTTCCGTCATTTCTGAACGAGAAATATCCATTCGCTCCACTATATCCGTCAACCTCGATTGCCAGATCAACGTAGCTGTTGGTTAGCTCATGCTGACGTAACGAGACCTTGTTCCCGTTCTGACCAGACAGAATAAGGCCAAAAGAACTGTAATTCCCTGTTGTCGACCAGCTTGTCAGGCCACTTATCGTCGTATCACTCGTCAGGATACCGCCAGCAAGAGGCAGATACTTTTTCAACTGGCCCACGGATGCCGCATCTGTATCGGTCGTTCCGTCCGCCAGATTGATGATCCGGTTTGACGCCATGTTCCAGTTGGCTGTAGCCGGAGTAGCGCCATTGCGCAGCAGAACCTGATTGAGCGCTGACTGCACGTCCTCAAACGGCGTGTTATGCTGTTCCGTGCGGATGGTGGTGGCAGGCTTGGCCTGATAGATCGTGGGAAGCGTGTAGTTTCCGTTGCTGTCGTATGGCATTTTAGTTTCTCTTTTTCGGCAGGGGTCTGGCACCAGAAACATCAATCCAGTCTTCTGGGTTTTCATCCTCCCTTTCGGAACCGGATGAAGTATCACCTGAAGCCGCACGATCAGGCCCGTACCCTCCTTGAATATTAGACTGTGTTATGGCGGCTGTCAGAAGAGCCTGCGTTAAGGCATCTTGTTTGATTTTCCGCTCCTGAATTCCCGGATTTCTCATAAGCGCATCTGTGATAGGATCAATTTTCGAAACTGGCACAGATTGGGCTGTGGGCTCATTAGGTTGCGGATTGGGATCACGCCCGGCTGCGCTCCGTGGAATGAATGACGTATCATTTCCAGCTACGATACGAGCTATCTCATAATTCACTGCATCAGCCCTGCGCCGCATGGTTCTGCCTGCGGCTGCATTCACCAGCGCCGCCGCGATCCGCGCAACACCAGACGGTAGGTTGTTTGGTATCTCAACCTCTGGTGAGGCAATGAGCTTTTTACCCTCTATCCTGCGGGCTGTCTTGCTATTTCCAGACACCTCATCGCGCGTTTCTCCAAACTGCCTTTCCGCTTTCAGGCCAGAAATCAAGGCGTCTGCCAGTGATTTCCCGCGTGCCTTGTCTGGCCCTGTAAATTCAAGAGCCGCAGCTTTCTGTTTTGCGAACTCTTCCGCTTTTGCCTGACGATCAGCCTCTGCATCTGCGATGCGTTTGGAGATTATCTGTTTTCCTTCGTCACTATCGGGGTGCACAAGCTCACCCGCCTCATTAACCAGCGGGTTATCTGGCCCATGCACACTATCTGGCGTGATGGGCTCTTCTTCGGGGCTGGCAATCGTATAACCTAGACGGCTTCGCATATCGTCTTGCATTGCGCCCAAAGCAGCTTCCTGATTGGCGGCGGGCTTAACATGAGCAAGTAGGGTTGCCAGTTTGGCTGTGTTTTCAAATTCAGGATTGTCGTTGCCTATGCCGAATAGGGTATAGGCGCGCTGTCTATTGTTGCGGGCTGCGCCAAAGATATTGGATACTCTCTGGCGTGCGCCCAATAGATAAGCCTGCCTCTCGGCTTGATTGTCATATCCTGCAAGCTGTCGTTCCATCATCTCATTAGTGAGGTGATGTACGCCTGTCGAATTATCAAACGCGCCGAACCCAGCATCGTAGGCGTCACGAACGCGGCTTGATCCTGAGTAAATACTACGTGCCTGCTGATAATCTGGAGACATTGCGTCCATTTGAGCAAGCAGCCGCTGGCGAACGCCAGCAACACTTCGGGACGCCTCATTATCCTTAAACCCAGCCCCCGCCTTAATCTCACCGATATTGTCCTGCATGGCCCGCTGGATATAATGCAGGTCCTCTATCGTCATATTGCTAACGTCAGGGTGCCCCTTCTTGGTGTAAAGGGAGCGCCCTTCGTTACCAGCCAAGGTGTTAGCCCTTGATAGCGCAGACCTGAACGCCGGCGTTTCCATGATCGCCTGCAATTCGTCGCTGTCCTGCACAGGGGTAGGCAGAGAGGACGCATAAAACGGACCTGCCGCTGCTTTTTTTTCTGCATCAAGGGCCGAGAGAAGCGCATCTCCGTCACCTCTAGGCCCGATTGTCTGGGCAATGAGATCGGACACCCTCTTGCCAGATTGCACTTCCCGCTTATCTGTCACGTTGCGCAGGAATGTTTGCCCGCGCCCTGATTGTGTGCCTATCGCCCCCGCCGCCTGCGCAAGTGCCGGGTCAACATCCATCAAGGTGGCATTTTTTCCATATTCCTTCAGCCGCGCCGCCAGTTCCTGATTGGTCAACGTTGCTGCTTCTGCCACCTTTTGGGCTGCTACATCCCGCGCATTGAAAAGACGATCTGTTTTGTTTTCACCCGCGCTTTTGTCAAAGGTTCTTGCTGCAGCCGATAATGGCTTTGCCGCGGCAGAAGCTGCTTCGCCTGCAGCCCCCGTCATTGCGCCCGCCATTGCACCAGTTAATGGGTCCGCACCCTCAAGCCCGGCGCTTGCTGCGCCTCCTGCCGCGCCAAGGCCGACACCAGCCAGATGCCTGCCGAGCATACCCAAAAGATCAGAGCGGCCTAAATGTGATACAGCCGCCCCACCTACACCCATCCCGGCACCGATCAACGCACCATGGGCCGCATTACCGCCGCGCGCATAGGCATCAAGACCGCCAAGGGCGGAGTTCTCAGCCGCACCAACTGCCGCCCGCGCCAGCAACCCATAGCCAGAACCAAGAACCGGCACCATTGCGCCGCCGCCAATGCCCCCCGCGATCTGCGCACCCGTGTTCAGAACTGGATGCTGCTGTGCGAACTGCTGGTCAGCCCCGTTTTGGGCAGCAAGAGCCTGATGATACCGCTGCGACCAGTCGCCCTGAAGCTGCTGATCTGGCGAGAATAAGCCGTTCAGAACCGGTGCCAGTGTCGCGTTGGTGGCTGCGTCCGCCTTGTTCAACAGGCCACCGATAACAGGAACGCCGGTTGCAAAGCCTCGGCCTATTCCGTTGGCAATACCGGGCGCTTCAGGGGGAGAGGAATTTCCAGATACCCCCATGCTTCGCGCGATCTCATCAACGGTGGCATTCTGCTGCTCGGGAGAGAGCCGCAGGAACTCGTCTCCAACTTGAACATCCCTGCCATTGACGGTCAAAGTTGGCATCAGCGTACACTCCACGTAACACCAGTGGACGTTGTGCGCATGCCGGTTTGTGGCGCACCCTGACTGGAGTTATCAACAAGATCAGCATGCGCCTTCTTGAACTGCTCATACGGGTTGGGGAGTTTGCGGATTTGGCTTTCAGCATCTTGCCAACTGATCTGCCCTCGTTGCGCCTGTGCAGCGATATCAGCGGCCTGAACCTTGTTCTGCTGGAGGGCCTGCATTGTGCCCGCAATGATCTGGTTGCCGCGATCTGTATTCCCCAACTGCGGCAGGCTGTTCATGAACATGCGAACATCTGTGTCAGAAGATGAACCAGACCCAACAGGGCGCATTTGTGGGGCCATGCGATCAACAAGAGCCGTAAACGCCTGCTGCTGATCAAGCCCTTTTACATTCACGCCAAGCGCCTGCGCGTATGGGCCAACGGCGGCCATAAACTGAGCACCCTTCCCGGTCCCGATATTGCGTGAAAGATCTGAAAGCTGCTGCAACTGCCCTATTAAAGCCGGAGCCTGCGCGCCTTCTGCGATATAGCCACCAATCCGCGTTGCCGCTTCATCGTCAGACTTCTTCTGAAATTCACTTGTGGTCGGGCCATTGTTCAGCGTGACATTCACGCCTGAACTGCCGACCTGATGCCATTGCCCATCTGGGCCTCTCTGGTAGCCAAATTTTGGGTCAAGGCCGATCTGTTGCCCATTGACAATATCAGAATAAGGAGACTTTTGGGGCGCATTCATCCGCTGCTGAAGCGCCTGTGTTTCCATGTCATAGTACCGGCGACGTGCAACGTTTTCAGGGTCAGCCTGCTCCATCTGGTAGCGCTGCTGGACCTGCTGAAGCTGCAACTGATTGTTCAGCATGGCAGATGCAATTCCCTTGGTCTGGGAATTGGCACGCGGGTCCGAAAGAACGCTGACAAGCGCCTGCATGGACGGGCCGGACTGCATCTGGGGTGCGGGCTGATCGGGCATTTGCGCTGTTACTGGGGCAGAATACTGCGTATTTTGGGCAGCAGCTTGGGATGGCACTGAACCACCCATTTTCTGCGCTGCCCAATCCTGAACCTGTCCCGCCGTCATGTTACGCAGGAACGGGTTGGCCGCGATCTGCTGCGGGCTCATAACCTGAGAAACAGGCGTGTCAGGGCTAGCCTGTATCAGATTGGCTGCAGTAGGTGCGCCTGCAAAATGTGCAAGATATGTCTGCCCTTCCGTTGGGTTCTGGATTCCTTTTGCTAGAAGATATGCGATGTTGTCCGTTGCAAGCTGTTTGGCCGCAGCCTGAGACTGCTGAGGATCTGTGCGCCCGTCCGCTGTCAGGCCAAGGTCTGGATGTTGGCGCATGAGCGCCGTCCACGTAGGGCTGGTGAACTGATAAGCGCCAGTCGCGCTACTGTTCGGGTTTGTAGCCCCGGCATCTCCGCCACTTTCTGCCTGCCGCATATGATCAAGAAGGTTCTGCGTTATGAGTGCAGTAGCTCCTTCTTTCGCAACAGGGCTTGCGCTGCCTGTGGTTGGATTGATGAGCGCCTGCGCTAGAGCATTTGGTGTGCTGCTCTGTTGCGGCATACCACCGGGAGCGGACGCCTGAGGGGGCGCTGCATATTGCGCCTGCTGGTTGCCGCCCATCAGCAGCTTGGCAAGCGTATCCTGATTGTAGTCGTCATTCTGTCGCTCGCCTTCTCTTGCCCCACGCTCATGGAACTTGCCAGATAGGGCATAGAGCATGTTTCCAAGCGCGCCAGCCCATGACGTAGCCGGGGTATTGTCTGCCCTCTGCAATAATGCATTTGCGGTCTGATATTGACGCTCAATATCGTCCTGTGAAAGAGGCTGGCCGCCCTGTCCCCAATAAAATACTGCCATTGTATCCTCAGAGGAAGCTCAGAAGGCCGGTTCCAAGACTACTGATCCCGGAAAGCGTGTTCTGATATTGCTGATACTGGTTTTGGTATTGCTGGTTCACCAGGCTGCTATAATCCGTTCCAGCGACCTGAGTAGAAGGCGTGCTGCTAGTCGTTCCTGCCGCATTCTGCACCTGAGAGCCGGACAGAAGCGCGGAAAGCTCATTAAGCGGCTGGTCACGCTGCGTGTAGTAATTCTGCAACCACTGGCTGTTCGCGCTGTTGTTGAAATTCGCACTGTTCAGCAGGGCGCTGTTGCCAAACTGCGCCTGATTGAGGGCGGCATTGTTCTGGCTGTTGAACTGGTTCAGAAGCGCTGAATTTCCGAACTGTGCCTGATTGAGCGCAGAATTGTTCGTGAAATTGGCCTGATTGAGCAACGCGCTATCCGTATAGGCCGCCTGCTGTTGCTGCTGGTTGAATAGCTGGTTCTGCACGGACTGCGCCGTCTGCGTGGCCTGATCGGCGGCCCGTGTGTAGTTATCCCCAATCGTCTGCTCATTGGCGCTGTAGGCCGCACTACCAGGCCGGACACCAGACGCCAGTTCCTGCGCCCGCGTTGCCTCCGCATTGCGGTCAAGCGTTGGCGTGTATTGGTCCATGACCGCGTTTTTTGCGTTGGTCATGGCCTGAGACACGTCACCACCGAAGGAAGTGTTATAGTCCGAGCCAAGGCTGGTTGTGTAGCCGTTGCCAATATTGGACGTGTAGCCACTGCCAAGATTGGTGCTGTAATCATTCCCCAGCGTGCTGGTGTATCCGCTACCCAGACTTGTCTGTAAGGCAGGCGCACCAGACGTATCAACGGGCTGCGATAGCTGGCTCAGGCCGGTTGATGAAAGGCTGTTTGCGGTAGAGGCAATATTGGTTGCGGCCTGCTGGGACTGGTCAAGCGTCTCCTGCTGCTGCGGGTTCAGCGTTGTAGTCTGTGTGAACTGCGGGACAGAATACGTCTTCCCGTCAGCGCCAGTGTAAGTGCTGGTGCCTGTCTGGTTATAACTTATGTTCCCGTATGGCGTGTCCTGATTGACCATGTTCAGCAACTGCTGTGTTGTTGCTGTGTTCTGGTTATATTCAGACTGCGTTTGCGCCGTCTGAGTGGCGCTTGGTACCTTCGGGCTGGAAACCATGTGCGTGAAACCGGTATTCGCTACGCAGAACGCCCATAAGGATTGCATCTCTGCCGGGGCCGAAGTGGTTACGGATCACGCCTTCGCGCTTCCCACCAAGTCGCTCAACCAGCCTGACAACGTTCTGCTTTTCGGTGATGGCGGTAAACCGTTCGACCTCTAGTTGCCTGAAAAGATACCACCCGAACTCCCGCAGCAATCCACGGGAGAATTTGTTCCCGGCAATGGTAACATGAATGTCGAATCCTGTGTAGATATTAAACAGGATTGCGCATTCTATTTTTCCATGCCGCTCCGAAGCGATGCAGGTATATGGCGGGAAAAACTGAACCCCCAGCCGTTCAGACAGGAACGCCGTGATACGCGGGTAATCGTCTACGGATGTAAGGACGCGGAACATGCCGGGATGATAGTGCGCACGTGGTTGCGTGTACAGGGTTTGGCTGGAATCGCATACGTGTGGGAGGCTCACTTCCTATTTTGGAGGTGCCTATGCTGTTTCCGGATTCAGAATTTCTGAAAAGTGCCGATTATGACCCAGAGACGAAAACATTGATCATAAAGATGAGAAGCGGTCCACGTTACCGTTACAACAACGTTCCACAGTTCATTTTTGATGGTCTACTCAAGGCTCAGTCCAAAGGAAGGTTCTTTGATACCTTCATAAGAGATAAGTTTCCGACTAGTCGATATTAACCATAACCCCGAACGGCCCCATCTGGGTATGGGTAAGCTCACCATTTATAAAGATGGTGAGTTTGTCTTCGATGGCGTACCGTTCAAAGGTGGTTACCCCCAGACGTGCCTTAAGCTCTCTGTATATTTCCGCCGTGCTGTAGCCCTCAAGGCCAATGCCTGAGGACCCCTGCCCCATGTCTTTTCGTTCTTGCATAAGATCAGGATAGTACGGGCCGCCGGTGGAGTACAGAAATATTAGTTCGCCAGGAACTTTGCCAGCGCCGCAAAAATCGCCCCCACTACACTAATTCCAGCATAAGGCTGCCACCAGTTAGGTAGTTTTTTCTCGATAAGGTCCAAGCGTCCGGAAATACCCGAAACCTTCTCACCGACCGTATTGACCGATGCCTGAACACCATCAACCCGCACGTGAAGGCTATCAATCTTCCCGTCCGTCTTTTCCTGACCTTTTTCGAGCAGACCAAGGCGATATTGGATAATGTCCATGCCGCCATTATCGCCTCCCCCACCCCTCTTTTCAACTAATCTTTCGGAAAATGCTCTGTTGCTTACAGCCTCAAGCCGGGCGCTGCCTTTCGGCAGTGGAGCGAGGTGAGAAAATTCTTCTTGTACGGTGTGATTGGGCGTACTAGGTGTCAGATGAATGGATGAAAATTTCCATTGAAGGGAAATGACCATGTCACCAGAAATGTTCGGAATCCTCGGCGTTATTCAGGGCGCATCATATGCTTTTTCGTCTATTATATTGATTGGTATAGCCAAGCGTCTTCTTTTGAGCGTGCGTGCGCTGGATGAAATGCGCAGGGATATTGTCAGGGAGCGCAGATCTTCTGGCACAGGGTCCACGTAGAATTTAATCCTACATAACAACCCTCCCCCTAATGGTGTGGATGAATCAGGCTTTGCTATTTTCAGGGGAAATGAATATTTTTTGCAGCGATCCATTGTGAGGATGCTTCGCTCTCTTCCGCCTTCTCCTGTCTTGTAGGTAAGAGGCAGAATATCAGCGCCTCTTGGTGACCTGACGTATATATCTGTGATGGTGAGTGTTTCTGGTATTCGATTGCTAAAGAATAGCGTAATTTTCACAGCATATTTTGGGTATGAAATAATACCTCTTTCAGCCTTTGGCTCGATAAGAGGTAACTTTTCATTCCCATTTAACTTATAAAGAACAAACGGGGTGCTCGCCCCAATCATACCAAACACCACACCAAGCCACTCAGTAACTGCACTCATAAAATACCTCACTCTGCAATAAAGGCGAGGCAGCCAGCACCCTTGGAGTCGCGTCAATCGATATCAGAAACCAATGTCTGTAGTGATTTTGTGGGTGAGCTTGGGGGAGACTCGCTGGGGTGTGGGAGGGAGTTATTTAGAACCTTTTATCCTGCTAGACCAAAATAATATAATCGCAGTAGACAGGGGCATATCTGGCTTAGATAAGCATAATTCATGCACTGATGATGTTATGAAATCTACGCTTTGGATTTTATCAAATTTACTGTCATCAGATTTGCCGCCAGTAGCGACGACAGTTGCCATGTTTAACCCGGAAAAATAACCAATTATATTCTCCCCGACTTGGGATGTTGGAGAAAAATCCAAAGAATTAACGCTAGAGCATTTTTCAGGCAAGAAACCAAAAATCTGAGGATTAGCATGTGCCACGCTTGGGATCATAAAAACTGCAAGGCATGTAAAAATCTTCTTCTTCATTCCCCCAACACCCTCTTAATAGCAATGCGTCGTCGTTTGCCCTGCCCCTAGAGGCATTGTTGTGCAGTTAAGACTTGGCCTGACTTGATTTGTCTGTAATGAATTTTGATAGTTCCGAGCGGCGTTCTGTAATGCTTGACCCATGGCATATCTTCTATCTGCGTCTTCCTTGTATTCCCTCACTTTATTCTCATAATTCTGTTGCGCCTGTAAGGCGGCACCGAGGGCCTGTATCTGCTGCATGGCGTCCTGAGGAGCCATTCGCCCTTGATCAACCAAGCTCCAAACCTGCACTGCTTTGTCTGTTATTAAGATCGTCGGGCGAGGATTTGCTCCAAGCGCTGCATCACGCTTTAACTGCGCCGTCCCGATGCATTGAGCCCTACGAGCCATGTTCCCGCGCATAATAGGGAATTGCTGATTGCATAGAGCAACATCGGCTTCCATTCGAAGGCGCGCCTGTTTGGCCTTCCCGGCGTATGCGGGTATGGGTGCGAGCAATAAAAGTACAGCTAAAATACGCCTCATTCTTCAATAACCCTTCTAATTCGTCGCAAGCGGCTTTCGGCCTCTTCAAGTCTTGCACGATAAAACCGCGTCTGGGTTTGGAGAAGCGCAATCTTATCATCTGTGACAGGCTGATCTGTCTCTGTCAGGGTTGTGATCATTTCCCCGAGGCGTTTATGCGCCTGATCTAGTTCCCATTTTATACCCGGTATCTGCGCTTCTAGTTCGGCGGCCTCTTCGCGCAGGAAATCCATAAGTTTCCCATTATCGGTCGGCTCTCGCGCCAACCTGATTACGATTTCGCTATTAAGCGAGCGTCCGTTGTCTGCCGCTGATTTCTCGACCTTCGCCTTTAGAGGAGAAGGTAATCTGATACGGAATTGGGAATCGCTTTCTGACATAGATATCCAATGGCAATTTTTTCTCTTGACGTGAATGGCCCCTTTATGTGACAAAACAACGTCACATTCCGTGACAATGAGGGAAGCAACATGCTAGTCCGTGACTGGACACAATTCAGACTCAGGCTCCCGCCTGATCTGCACAAGAAGCTGAAAGAGCACGCGGCAAGCGAGCGCCGTAGCATCAACGCCGAGCTTACTCTGATTTTGGAGAAGTATTTCGAGGAAATCGAAAAGGACAGGAAATGAGACGAGAGAGCCTTTCTCTCGGTCTGATGCGGGTAACGCTCAGATTGAAGCCAGAGATACACGAGCGGATTTACACGCTGTCCTTTGTAAGGAAACGCAGCATGAACGCCGTGATTAACGATCTTCTTGATGAAGCAACAAAAAAGGCGTCAGGCCCAGCCGTAGGAAGCAAACCTGACGCCTCTCGTGAAACAACCACAAAGGAATAATGGCCGTGTCTAATCCTAACACAAACCTCATCACGCCCGCAATGCATGATGGCGAACTCCGCATCCTCGATACCGATCTTGCGGGGCGGCTTGGGTTTTCCCAGCCTCGCGATATTCGGAAACTGATAGCGCGCCACGGTGGCGCGCTATTGCAAATGGGCATTTTACCCACGGAAGAAATGACGGTTGGGAAGGGGCAGAAAGTCGAAGCCTATTACCTCAACCGCAAGCAGGCGATCTTCATCACAGCGAAATCTGAAACGGCGGAAGCGACTGATATCACGATCGAGATCATCGAGCGCTTTGATGCTTATGAGCGTGGGGAGGTTAAGCCTGCGATTGCCACCCCCAAACCCAAACGCATCCGCAAGCCATCCTTCGCTGTGACGTTTGACCGCTGCCTGCGGGTTGCCGCCCACCTGCCGAACGTGGACGAAAACCAGAAGGTTCTGATGGCGGCGCGGGGCACGTATAATCTCACCGGCGTCAACCCGCTTGAGGTGATGGGCTACGCTTCGCTACCCGCTGCAACGCAGGATAATTATCTGACCCCCACGGAGCTTGGGCTTCAGGTTGGCCTATCAGCCGTTCGCGTCAATCGGATACTGGCAGAAGAGGCGCGGTTGCAGATTGCCATGCCGGGCTCCTCCTCTGGTAGCAAGTGGGCCATGACAGAGCGCGGCCTTGCTTACGGGAAGATGTTCGACACAACCCGCAAGGGCGGCAAAGGCTCTCAGCAGCAGCTTAAATGGAAGCCGTCTGTTGTTGAGTTCCTGCGCCCTTTTGCCGCGCCGTCAGCGTAAGTGCCGCAACGGCCAGCCACCCTTTCGGGGGTGGCAACGCTGGCGTGAGAATGAGTGAGAAGGAAATCTCTAATGCGCTTGTAAACCTCAATCTCGCCATACCAGACGCTGCGGGGAAGCATCAGCTTGGCCTCAAGCGCCGCAATGAGGTTGTGCTCAAGGCCGGTCAGGCTATCGGCCAACTCTGGCATGATCTGAAACAGGAGGAGCGTGCGCTATGCTCAGACTGATCTGGAATATGGTGCGGGGTCGGTATTTTATCGAGCCCAAGGGGTTGCCAGACTCGGTGATCACCCTTTAGCCCTTAAAGCGCAGTCGAGTGCTGCTTTTGTGGGACGGGGGAGGAGATCGTCAGTCTTCTCCCCTATCTAACTCAGTAATCCCCCCGCAAGATACGTCACGTCAATCCTGATAATCTCGTTATCAAAAGGCAGCAGGTTTCCGCTGGTGATCTGGAAGCATGGGGATATCGCATACCCCATGCCCGCCACCGCGCTCCATTTCTTCTGTGCTGTCATATTGGTGGAACTGTTCCACATAGACTGATCCCATATTCCCGCATCCCAAACGGAAGCACTGTCTATGGCGGGGCCAGCGGGCGCAGATGGAATGGTCAGCACGTAGTCATACATCATGGAGATGGACCATGACACGTCAGTGCTACCCCGCATCATCACGCTGGCATCTTTGGGCATCTTGGCCCCAAATGTTCCGCCCAGATCATGGAACAGAGGCGCATAGATGGCCGTGAATGGCGCACCCATGTCATAACCGGTCTGCCATGCGGCTGCCACCCGGCCTGATGTTGTGCCGAAGTATAACTGCCCGCCGGATACGGCCATGCACAGCGCGTCCCAGCCCGTAAAGCGAGCCCATGCGCTGGTGTTCATGTTCACCACAAGCAGATATGCCTGATAGTTTTCGGCCTCTGGTATGGAAACAAGCACCATCTGCATTTCAGGCCAGACTGCAATCTGCCAGTTGCGCGTTGGGCGTTCTGACACATATTGCATCCATGCGTCCTGAACAGGATAGGATACAGCGCCGGGGGCCAGATTGGATGGGTTGCGTTCAACGGCCTGTGTGAGTGGGATCAGACCGGCATCTGTAGCAATAAGAAGATCCCCGCCATTGCGGATGAAGGCGCGCTTCCCACGCGGCTTATCAACGCGATACAGCCCAACCTTGCTCCATGATGAGGACAGGTTCGGGTCATACCCCTGATAGACAGCAACCTCCCCTTCATCCGTGACCATCACGCACTGCTCGGACAGCCCGTTGCTGCTGGAGTTATCGAGAGACCATGATGAGCCGAACAGAAGAGAACCGCCGCTCGTGAATATTCCACCCATAGGGAACGGTGTTGCCGTGCCAGAAACAGCCCCGGCACTGAGATACCAGACGTTAAGGGTGCCTGCCTGGACAAAATACAGCCGCGCCATATAGGCCCAGACATAGGTAAATGTTGACGGATGCAGCGTGCTGATTGAGGATCCATCGGCTGGCGTAATACCGGGCCAATATGTGCTGCCATCCGCTGCGGCGACTGCGCTCCCGCCTTCTGTGCCTGTTATGGTTTCTCCGCTCTTGAAGGTAGCCGTACTGGTCAACTGAACGTAAAGCTGCTGCCCCTGCTGGAAGAGAACTTTCCCGGTTGCGCCAGACGTTCCGCCCGTTACGGTTTCGCCATCCGTGAAAGCCTTGGTGACAGTGCCAAGCTGCACCAGTTCAATAGCGTATCCCGTCAGGGGCCACCAATGCGTGCCATCAAAAAGCTGAACGGGGTCAACACCATTGCATGCGACCAGAAACACGCCGCCATCTGTGGCAAACTGCACGTAAGACCATTCACCACCAATCAGGCCCGTCACAGCGGCAACGGGAGCGCTTGGGCTTGATATATCCCAGATGGTGCCGCCGATAGCCGCAAACAGCTTTACGATGCCGCCGCTATCGTATGTCATCAGGCTTGTGCAGTCCTGCGTCTCATCAGGCTGGCAATACAGCGCGCACCCCTGCCGGATACGTACGGTCTGGGGGGTAGGCCACCAGTTATCCAGCACGACTGCACCGGGCTTATTGCTGGTGTTGGCAATCAGGTTCTGGTTGCTGATCCAGCCTGAGGTTGGCGGTGGGAAGCTGACAACCTGCGCCTTGCGGCCTCTGCCACGAGACTGAACAGGCGTCCTCACCGGCGCAGACCCCAGATGCCAAGGCGGTTCATGCCCCGCCGGTTGCTGCGGATCGGCTTGCTCCCATGATCCTTGGCGGCAATCTGGGACAGACGCATCTCGTAATTCTGCATATCCTCGGCATAATCCAGACCCTCAGCCTGCTTCCAGCGCCAGATCATTGCCAGCGTGAGAAGCTGCTCATCCAGCAGGAACGTGTCTGCATCCGCTGTAAACAGGGGTTTGAGCGTGCCGTCTGCATCCTTCACCAGATTATTTGAGATATACCAGAAGCAGGGATTTTCATTCTCACGCGGCGTGGGGATCAGATGGAACTTTCCCCCATAGATGATCCAGTAGCCCGGAACAGTGGATGGCATGAAGCGCTGTAGCTGCGTCCATTCATCCAGATCAGCGCATTCCTGATAATTGATTGACCAGATGGAGGAATGCACATCGGCCTTGACCAGCATGCGCCCGTAATCATCTGGCAGGTCAAAGTCTGCCGTGCTGCCATCCGTGGTCAGCGTGCAGAGGCTGGTCAGCGCCAGCCAGTCATGCTGCTGGGCCATATCCAGAATGGCTTCCGAGATAATGGCCTGCATCTTGATCTGGAACGGGTCACTCCCCGTAAATAGGCTGTTCTGGTCCTGCGCCAGCAAGCGCCGGGACGCCTGTTTGAAGCAGTCCAGAACAGTCATTGTCAGGCTTCCTCAGCCATGCGCAGGAGCGTTTCGCGGGACGGGTTACCCATGGGCGTCTGGCCGGTGCGCTCCTTGATATAGGTCTTCAACTGCCGGTCATCCATGGCCGCAAACGCGCTGGCCTCGATCTTGTCTTCAATAGCTTCCTCAGCCACATGCACGGCAGTAGTCTTTTCAGACTGGAGTTTTTCAACCAGAGCGCGCAACTCTTCCAGTTCGGACCGCTCTGACCGGACACTGCTGTGGTCAGCAATCCAAGCACCTGCCATGCGCTTCAGTTCATTAGCAGCAACACCGAGCGCCTTGAGGTGGATGCCCTCAAGCGAGTTTACGGCCTCGATGGAATAGATCTTCAGTGCCCGGCACAAGCTAAGCTGAGCCTGCGTGATTCCGTAAGGCACCAGTTCCTGCAACGGCGTGCCTTCGCCGGTCTGGCTGTTGCCCAGTTTGAAGTTGCGATACTGCTCCGCAAACCGCTCCGCGTATGTGATCGGCTGGCCGCTATGAACCTGCCAGATGCTATCGGCGGGAACGGTTGGGATATAGTTCTTCTCACCCGCAATGCGCATTTCGCACAGTTCGATGGTTTTCATCACCGGGCGCTTTTCACGGCGTGATGCCTCGATATCCTCAACAGTATCATAACGGAAATGAGGGGTAACGGCATAATCGGTCATTGGCCGATCAACGCGGCTGATTGCAACGTCCATGGATTATCCTGCAAAAAGAATGGGGGAGCGGTCAAACTCCCCCGTATCGTCAGATGGCTGCGGCCTTGGCCCAGAAGGGGCCGCCAGCAGGGACTGCAAGGGGAGCCGTATAGGCCCCGCTATCAGATGCAGAGGCATTGCCATCATCATCAATGGCAATCTTCGCCCCTGCCGTCAGGGCTGCGGCTGACGTTGCCCAGACGCGCTTGTAGCCGCTGTCATCAAAGGACACGTCCCCATACTGCGGGGAAACGGTGCCGTTGATATCCAGCCATGAGCCATCAGCGGGAAGAACAGTATCAAGGCCGATACCAAGAGAAGGGTTGGTACGAAAAGACATGTCTCAGCCTCCTGTTGCCGCTGCCGGGGTAGTATTAAACCGCCATGTATAGCGCGGATTGTTGAGAACCATCTCACCGTTCCAGACCAGATACTGCACAATGGCGTCCTGGTTGATCGGGCGGGCACCATCACCGTCAAACAGAGGCACCATATTCCGGCTGGGGTGGTAGCGGATTTCCAGCGCCTGACTGTCAATGCCGTAAACGGTGTTTTCCGGCATGACCGTTCCCACGCCATTGGCGCAGAGTAGCTTCACCACACCGGCAGGCGTGCTGATGGAGAGCGCGTCAAACCCTGATGTTGCGCTACGGGCATCCGTAATGCGCTGGATGGCCGTCAACGCACGGTTGTAGGTCAGATAGCTCTTGGTATCGCAGATGATCAGATCGGCATACCGGTTGCCCTTACTCCGGTTGGCGATGATGGTCTGCAACATCGGGATGCAGGTTGTCACATCAAACGTGGTGCCGAGATCAGGGAAATCAGTAGTCGCTGTGTAGTAGGACGTGCGCCACATCGCTACCTGAGAACGGTCAATGCCGCCATACACCCCAACGTTCGGAATAATCGGGATAGCGCCACCAAAGCCGATCATTTCACGACCGCCAGCGCCCGTCCCGTCACCGTGGATCGCTTCTTCCATGACGTTCTGCATGGAGCTTTCTGCGTTCTCCATGTAGGTATCAAGAAGATCAATTATCTTGCCGCGCCCCTCATTCGCCAGAAGCTCCGTCCCGGTCAGGGAAAAACCGACAGCTACGTTCTTGGGCGTGAAAACGGCGCTGTTGATCAGTTCCTTTGGCGTATTGGACAGCTTGTCATACCCAGTGAACCACTGACCATCCATTTTGTCGATCATCAGCGGGACGCGAATATCTGCCCCTTCATAGGTCTTGAAGCGGTCATTTTCGCGCAGTATCCGCAAAACCGGATTGCTGTTGAAAACAAGGTCCTGAATTGCGCGCGAGCGGTCTTCCATGGCAGTCGTCAGAACCTGACGTAGCCGAACATTTGAAACGATTGCCATTCCGGCAAATCCTCACCTTACGAAGCGGACGCCTTATCCAGTGCAGCGCTCAACGCTTCTCGCCGTGACATTTTACCCCTACGCACCGGGTTTGTGGATTGTCCGGAAGAAGGAGCGCCTGAGATTTGAGATTTGCCCGCACGCGGATTGGCAGTCTGGGCAGTTGTCTGCGCCGGAGTAGCTTGGCTGGTGGATGATGCAGAGCGCGGGCTTAACCGCTCAGCCATATCATATGCCGCTTCAAGCCGGTCATACGGCGCGAGATTGTCTGGTATCATACCAGAATTCAGGCAGCGCACAACAGTTTCCTGCAATTCTGCAAATCTTGGGTGCTTTTCTGCAAACGGGGCAATCACCTCAGCATTCACGCGCGCGGCCTGTTCCTGAGCTAACTGCGCCTGCAATTGCTGCTCACGCGGTGTTAGCTGTGGCTGCTGCGGCTGTGCCTGCTGGCGAGGCATCAGCATCTGTGCCTGATATTGCGGGCTGTTTTCCTGAACAATCTGCGCATATTGCTGCGGCGTCAGCTTGACGGTTTTCAGAATTTCCGCAACGGCCTGCACCGGGTTCTGTTTAAGTAGCGCATCAAGGCTGGTGAAAACTTCCAGAGCCTGAGACAACTTCACACCGTTCCGCTCGGCATAGTCCTCAAAGATTTTCAGCCCGGCGCGATACTGTTCGTTTTCCTGCGCACGCTGGCTCAGTTCATCGTAATCACGCTCAAGACGGATCACCTCTGACTTGACGGAATTTGGTGTATTGATCCACGTCTCTTTGGCTTTTGTCAGGAAGCGTTTGGGCGGCTCGCGGAAGCGCTCTTTGTCCTCCGGCTTGTCGGCTGGCTTCTCTTCAGGCTTTCCGCTCTCTGAACCCGGCTTTTCAGATTCTGGTCCCGCGCTGCCATCCTTGGCGCCGCCCTTTTCGTCATGCTCAGGCTTGACGGCTTCTTCTGGTTTTTCCTTATCAGTTTGAGGATTTTCCTCTTTATCCAGCTTTTCAGCAGCAGCCTTGATGGTTTCGCGGCGCGATTTCGGCGCCACCGGCTTTTCAGGCTCTGGCTTGGGCTTTTCTTCCTCAGGCCGTTGGCCCTCTGGCTCGTCTGCACCAGCCCCAACGGCTGTTGATGTGGCATCATCCTCAAGTACGGTTGAGGGCGTATCATTGCTGATATCAGAAAGAGTATCACTCATGCCTGTATTCCTTCCCCGCGCTCTACGGCGGCAAGTGCCTTGTCAACAGCATCGCGGGCCGCCGCACGGTCCCTGACGACACCCCCATTTTTCTGGATATGTGGCTTTTGCTCATTGCCTACCTCGACATACTCAACCCCTTGCGGATTTCCGTCTGCCCGATAGGTGCGCCGCAAAGCCTGCTTCGATGTGTAAAACTTGCCATCCGCCTGGCTCTGCATCGGATCAATCGTATCCGCGATCAGCAT